ACTGACGATGTCACAATACAAATACGATTTGCAAGAACATGACGAGTACATAATTGAGTATTTGTTTACTATAGATGAGACAGAAGAGATGTTTCATTTTTTAAAGCATCAAGAGAATGCTTTCTATGAAGCAGATCTTATGTACAATCATGAGGTAGAGTTAGGCGAAGAGAACGAGTGGATACTAAGGTTTTTTATAAGCAGCAAGGATGGGGAAGCGTAATGAAGTTAAACAGGAGATATACCGAGAGATAGCAAAAGAATCTGGAGGTACAATGCAGGAGATTGAGAAATGTGTGGAAGCACAGTTCCAATTCATTGAGAAGATTATGAAGCGCGGAGAGTTTGACACTGTACGCATGCCATACCTTGGAAAGTTTACAGTAAAGCCTGGTAGATTAAAAATGCTAAACAATAAGAATGCAATTATTCAGAGAAGAAAACTTTCAGGTGATAATTGACCCGGAGTTAAAAGTAATACCACAGTTTAAGCGCATTATCACGCGTGACCGAGATCGTAAAAAGAGAGCAGCTTTTAAAGAGCTAGCTTACATCTATTTTGCCTACGATTACAAAAGCCCTTATTTTATATATCCCGAGACTGAGCGTAAGATGCGTGTTCGCAAGGACTTAGAACTTGAGCCTGGTTGGATGGAAGACTCTGAAATGAAGGACGCTATTGCTAAGTACATCTCATTCTTAGATAGTCCTGCTATTAAATCTCTTATTGCTATACGCGAAGGCTTATTGTCTTCTGCGAAAGTTATTGATGCGTTGAGAATACGTATTGATGAAACACTTGCTGATGCCACGGATCAAGATGCGGAGGATCCTGTGGACATCGGCAGTGTGGTAAAAAGTGTAACACAGCTTATTGATCTTAGCGAAAAGCTGCCTAAAGCTATCGACACTATTTCTGACCTAGAAGAAAAGGTTAAGAAAGAGCAATCAAACGAATCACGTATCAAAGGCGGTGGTACTAAAGGTATATTTGAAGAGTAATGAAAAAGATTCTAGACATTATTGGTGGGTGGACAAACGTAGTTTATGATAAAATCATAGGGTTACCCCCAGAAGTACGTAAAGAGGTAGATCGTAGGTTGCTGATCTGCCATAGATGTCCTGTACGCTCAGGCAATCGTTGTGACCCTGCAAAATCTAGCACTCATATGGAAACAAGAGCGCAGACTAAAGGATGTGGATGCATTTTAACTGCAAAGGCTATGTCTCCCGGCTCGCAGTGCCCATTGGCTAAGTGGTAATATGTTTGTAAACACAGAAGAATTTAGAAGAGAAGCCCTGCATTACATGAAGCATGGGTATTACTGCGCAGAAACTCCTGGGTCTGTAGGCTATTACGAATATTGGTCAGAACAATTGCGCAGATGTAGGGAAGGTTACACTGTTGCAGGGGTACATGTTACAGGTCATCACTATTTCTACCTTAATTTCTGCCAGATCAAGCTTACACGTCTAGGCAATGAGAAAGTCACTAAGAATGCTACTAAGGTTGTTAGCTTTCCAGACTTTTGGGATGGAGATTTTGAATTCTTTACAGCATTAGACGCCGCACGTGCCGAAGGTAGACACCTTATTGTAGGTAAGGCTCGTCGTAAAGGGTTCTCCTACAAGAACAGCGCTATTGCTGCCAACACATACAACACAATGAAGAGCAGCTACACGTTGCTCTGTGCTCATGACAAGAAATACCTATATCCAAAAGGTATTATGACCATGACCGTTGATCACATGAACTTTCTTAACGAGCATACAGCCTGGTCAAAAAGACGTCAAGCGGTTGATAAGCAAAACCATAAACGCGCTAGCTTTTACGAATATATAAATGGACAGCCTGTAGAACGTGGCTACAAGTCTGAGGTAGAAGCTATTACATTTAAGGATAACCCGGATGCTGCGAGGGGTAAGGATGCTACACTTGTAATCTTTGAAGAGTGTGGAGCGTTTGATAACCTTAAGGATTCGTTTATGGCAACGAAACCTACAGTCGAGGATGGGGGTATTACGACAGGACAAATGATTTTGTTTGGTACGGGTGGTGATATGGAAGGAGGTACTATCGATTTCGAGAGTATGTTCTACAATCCTGATACCTACAATCTCTATGCCTTTGATAACGTTTGGGATGAAGGAGCACAAGGAACTTCGTGTGGTTTTTTCTTCCCCGACTACAAGAACAAGGTAGGGTTTATGGACAAGTTTGGTAATTCGTTAGAGTCGGATGCTAAGCTTGCTGAAACTGCTAAGCGTGAGAACATTAAACGTACAAGTAAAGATGCGGGAGTTATTGATAAACATGTTACGGAATATCCGTTTAATCCTAAAGAAGCCTTTCTTCAAAAGGCTGGTAACGTATTTCCTACTGCTAGTTTGGTTGAGCATCGTAACAATATTATGCGCACTGGTGTCTTTAAGAATATCGGGGTAAATGGTAGGCTGCACGAAACTGGGTCAGGAATTAAGTTTAAGCCTGAAGAGAATGCGATACCCGTTTTAAAGTTCCCACATGATAAGGGATCTAATGTCGAAGGATGTGTGGTTGTATACCAAACGCCTTACAGAGATGCGTCAGGAGAGATACCTGATAGCATGTATATTATTGCGCATGATCCCTATGCACAAGACGGAGGAAGCGGTAAGTCACTTGGATCTGCGTATGTACTTAAACGTGTGAACCCTATTTCTAAGCCTGACGATATGATTGTAGCTTCTTATGTGGGAAGACCGCAGACACAAGATGAGTTTAACTACAATCTGTTTCTACTTGCTGAATACTACAATGCTCGAATTGGTTTTGAGAATGACCGAGGCGAAGTAGTACCTTATGCTAAAAGAACAAAAAAAATAAAGTGGCTATTGCCTGAACCAGAAATATTTAGTAAAAGCGACGGGGTCAGTATACGCAAGCTTGGACGTACGTATGGGACCTCTATGGGGTCTAAAGAACGTAAAGGACAGGCAGAGATATACTTACGAGATTGGCTTAGAACTCCGCGTGGAGTTTCGGAGTCTGGTGAAAAAAAGCTAAATTTGCATTATATTTACGACTTAGCATTACTAGACGAGTTAATTAAGTATAACCGGAGGGGCAACTTCGATAGGGTTTCAGCACTACTAGTTGGTATGTTTAATCTTATTGCTATGTTCAACAGGACAGTTGAGAAAGCAGAAGAGGAGAGCAGCTCCGGCAGTGAATCATTTTTTAATCGTGAATTGTTTACGTAAACCTTTAACTAATGCCGTTAATTCCGAAACAAAAACTACCTACTTCTAAGAAGACCCAAGATTGGGGCGAGAAGTGTGTACAAGCTTATATTGCGGAATCCTCGTTTTCTTCCACAGACAAAGCAGGTCTGGTAGATTTGTATGAAATTTACAACGGTGAGTTAGACGAGAGCAAGTACAATTATGTTACTAATCCGTATAACTCTGAAGCATGGAAGAAAAGAAACTTCCCTGCAAAGCTTCGTAACTATAATATCATTAAACCTGTAGTAGATCTCCTAATGGGAGAGAAAGCTAAGCGTCCGTCTAACTACCAAGTAGTTGTACGTAATGCTGATACGCACTCTCGCAAAGCTGATGAAATCCACAAGCAAGTACTGCAATCTTTGCAGCAGATGTTTATTAATGAGCTTAATGCTCAAGGTGTAGACACAGGCATGGAATCTAAAGAAACTCCTACACCCGCAGAGGTAGAAGAGTTTATTCACTCTAACTACAAAGACTCAAGAGCTATTATTGGTCAGCAGTCTATAAATTACTTGCGTGACTTTTTAGATCTAGATGATAAATTCCAAAAGGCTTTCTTTGACTGGCTTATTACAGGGCATGTATACTCTTACAAAGACGTATGTATGGACGAGGTTGAGTTTGAAGTTATATCGCCTTTAGATATAGACTATCAGAAATCTCCTGACACAGAATTTATTGAAGATGGAGACTGGGTAGTACGTCGTAAGATTATGACTACTAACGCAGTTGTCGATTCGTTTTATGATGTACTTACACCAAGTCAAATAGACGACTTAGAGCGCCCTTCTCAACGCAGAGAGGGTGGAGGTTACCTTGGAGCAGCATTGAATCCTACACACGAGCAGGACGATACTGATCGCTATGTAGAAGTAATGCATGTTGTATGGAAGTCGTTCCGCAAGGTTGGAATCCTAACGTATACAGATGAGTTTGGGTTTGCACAGGAAATGGAAGTTGATGAAACTTATAAGCCCGATCGTGATGCAGGTGAAACTTGTCAGTGGTTTTGGGTAAATCAAGTTTGGGAAGGCTACCGTATTGATGGTGGTATTTTTGTGAACGTTCAACCCTTTGGTGTACAGCGTCCATCAATGACAAACCTCAGCTTGTGTAAATTGCCGTACAACGGTCGTAACTACTCTAATCGTCACGCAGATAACATCTCTATTGTATCTATGGGGCTGCCTTATCAGATTCTTTACAACGTGTTCCATTATCGTATGGAGCTTACTATGGCAAAGAACAAAGACAAGATTGCTCTTATTGAAATGAATACTATTCCTAAGCGCCACGGCTGGGATGAAGAAAAGTTTATGTACTATGCAGATGCAATGGGTTTTGCATTCATTGATTCTACTGCAGAAGGCAAGAACAACGAGCGTGTATCATTTAACCAATACCAGGTTCTTGATATGTCGCTATCACAATATATTAACGCACAGTTCCAACTACTACAAGCTATTAAGCAAGAGTGGGAAGATCTAGTAGGTATTACTCGTCAACGTAAAGGACAGGTAATGGCTTCTGACGGTTCTGGTGCTACAGAGCGTGCTGTATTCCAGTCGTCTGTAATGACGGAAGAACTGTTCCGTAAGTTTGAAAAATACGAAGAAAAAGAAATGCAGGGTCTTCTAGACTGCTCTAAGTTTGCTTGGAGAGGTGGTAAGAAGTCATCTTACATCACATCTGATTACCGTAATGAGTTATTAGACATTGACGGTCAGGAGTTCGCTGAAGCGGAGTATGCGGTGTTTGCTAAGAATTCTAGCAAAGAAAACACTAAACTCGAAACCTTTAAGTCACTTGCATTATCCTTTGCCCAAAATGGTTCACAACCGTCTACAGTCGCTGAGATTCTCGACACTGATAATTTCTCTAACATTAAACGCCTCGTTAAAGAGGCAGAAACTAAGCAGCAGCAACTTGAGCAACAAGCCAAACAAGCTGAACAAGAAATGCAAATGCAGCAAATGCAAATGCAGCAGCAAGCTCAAGAAGAGCAGCGAATCTTTGATTCTGCCGAAAAACAAGCCGATAGACAAAACAAGCTAGACGTTGAAGCTATGAAAATAGCAGGTAGACAAACTGATCAGGATTTAAATAACAATGGCATCCCAGATTACATGGACGTACAGCGTGTGGAAATGGAACGTCAGCGCATCGAATCAAACGAGCGACTACAAACTAGAAAGCTCGATATTGAGGAGAAGAAAATAGATAAGAAAGACTAAAACATATAAAAAGTTTATATTAAAAGGCTTTTTAACAGAATGTATTAACCCCTTATAATTACTTAATTTTACAGCAATGAGCGCAGAAAAGTTAGATTTAAGCAAGGTCAGTGTAAACGATATCTTTAACGATAACGGTCCTACACCAGAACCACAAGTGGAAGAAACTACTGAAGCAGTAGAAGAAACACAAGACGAACCTCAAGAGGAAGAACAACCTGTAGAGGAGCCGCAAGAAGAACAAGCGGAAGATCAAGTAGAAGAACCTGTATCAAAAGAACAGTCTGCAGAGGCTACAGAAGAAGAGTCTATAATCAATGAGCTGCAAGCAAAACTTGGTTACGAGCTAGACGGAGAGTTTGACGAAAGCATTGATGGCTTGTTAGACTTTACTAAAGCTACAGCAGATAAGATGGCACAAGAACAAATGCAAAATGTATTTAGTGCTTTCCCAGATGTACAGGAATATCTTAACTACAGAGCAAACGGAGGAGATCCTAAGCAGTATTTCCAAACTGCAGCACCAGAGCGCGACTTTAGTGCAATGGAAGTTAGCGAAGGAGATGTTGTTACTCAAAAGCAAATTGTAGGAGCATATCTAGAAGGACAAGGTTTTGATCAATCAGAGATTAAAGAAACTTTGGAAGACTATGAAGATGCAGGCATTTTAGAGCGTCACGCTAAAAAAGCTTTGACTCGCCTACAAACAAAACAAGCTCAGGATAAGAAAACTCTTATTGAGCGTCAGCAGCAAGAAGCACAAACACAGGCACAGGAGAACGAAAGAATGTGGACAGAGATTAATGGTCTTGTTCAACAAGGTTCTCTTAAAGGTCTTACAGTACCAGAGAGAGATAAGAAACGTTTCTTTGATTGGATGGCAAGTCCTATCGATCAGCAAGGTAACTCACAGAGATCTGTAGACCGTGCTAATCTAGATCAAGAAACATTACTTGCACTAGAGTATATCGTATATAAAGGCTTTGACTTATCTAAGCTAATTGCGAATAACAATACAACACAACAGGCACGTTCCTTGCGTAGTAAACTATCAAAAGGAACATCTAGTAATAGCAGAATGAAGAACAGCAAGCCGGGTTACACGAAAGCACAAAAACTACCGGACCTAAAAGATTTACTTTAATAACTTAATTTTTAATACTTAAATCATGGCAGCTGATAATTTGAAAATATTACGCCTGTATCAGGACACTTTCAATGCAGAGGGTATGACCGACGAGAACTCGTTGGCAAACGCTTTGTTGACTGAGCCTGATAAATTGTCTCCAGTATTGACTCACCTAGCGGGTCAGGA